CTCAGTTCTATTTATTCAGTTATTGGTAATAAAATAGATCGGTTAATAGGATCGTTTATATTATTTCTGACATATTCAATACTATGTTTCGTGAACATATCAAATCCTATGGAAAATCTTTCTTCATCAGATATTGGATCTACTTTATGTGGAACCCAAGAAGGAAATAATGTCATTCTTCCTGGAATATTTTCTACTTTATAGAAACCATGATCTGAAGATAAATGGGATATAAAATAATCGGTTGTAGTTTTATTGTTAGAAACCATAAGATTTCCACTCAAATAAGTATTTTCGTGCCAGGAATGTGAATGCAATTTCAATCCATCATTTTTCGTTAGATTGGCTACCCATCCACGAATCCATATGTTTTTTTCATATGGCATATTCAATGCCATCATATAATTTTTATATGATTCAATGATAAGTTTTTTTAGATATTCAATGGTATCATGATTCAACTCAAAAATATTATAACTTTTCCAAACATCGTGACATATTCCAGAAATATTATTTCTAATAACAAGAATTAGTTCCTCAGTAATCTCGGGATCGTAATCTTCTATCCACAATGGAACATCAAAGACGGGAGCAAACGGTGTGTTTGGTTTCCAATTCTTCCAGCGATGTAAATTTGGATGAGTATTTTTTACTTTACAACTAGCATTATCTAAAATATTTTCAATCATTCCTCAACAGGAGTTTTCTTCTTCCCAATATTATATTTTTGCTCAAGAATCCATTCATTCTTATCTCTATGTGCAATAACTTTAATTTGATTCAGAGGTGCAATATCCTGAACCAGATCTTCATTGACAATCGTAACTAATCCCCAGTCAGCAAGTAAACGAACGATACGATTACGGCGCTGAACATCATTAACTGTCAAGTTTGCATACTTGCCATCCAGGGCAAACAGTTCCTTAAAGTGAACAATATAATACTTACCTTGCTTATGAAGGATGTGACAACTCTGATAGAGTTTCTTCTCCTTTCTCGATGCAACTCCGATACGAGTCAAAGTCTCACGAACTTTTAGAAAGTCGTCAGGTTCATTCAAAAGGACTTCTACCATCATATTAGGAGTCCAATTTACCTGAGGTTCAATTGTTTGGTTTGCCATTGTTTCCACCAGTTTCAAGTTTTTGTTTAATGAAGTCGATTTGTTCTTTAGATAAAATCTTCAGAGCCTGAGATGCCTTTTCATTACTATATCCATAGTATTGCCTAACGCATTCCAAATCTTTAATATTATCTTTACGGAGCCAAGGAGAGAATCTCTTTTTTTTCCTTAGACTATTTAGATAAAACGAATATTGCAGGTCTTTACCAAGATGATAATTCATATTCATCTCGTTTGCAAACATCACACAATCAATGTGCCCAGACAGACAACGATTGATAATATAAGGTGGATAGGACTTTATATCCTCAGATAAATCTTCTTTTGTATGATTAATTGAATTGAGCCAGTCTTTGAGTTCCATTATCTAATAATTTGAATTTCATCATCGTCAGTCCAGAGTTCAACCTTAGTTCTGAATCGGTTTTCCTCTTTTAGTTTCTCATATCTCTTTGCTGCCTTTTTCTTCCACCACGAAATAATATTCTCCAAATAAAACTTATCCCAGTTCGGACCACGAAGAAGTTCTTTTTGCTCACCAAGAATTACTTCACGAACATTTGCATAACCATAGTCAGAAATATAAAATCGTTTCTTTTGAGTTAAAGCAAATGCCGCATCAATCACAGAATTAAACTCAGTAAGTTTTTGCTTGTCTTGAAGAGAATTCTTGATGATAGATATCATCTTTGTCTGACGTTTCATCTTTTTAGATGAAGCCTTATTGTCAGTCAAAGGAGTGTTGTTATTCAGAAGAGTAAAGCGATCATGCAACTTGTGAAATATCTCATCATGAAGCAGTGGAAGAAACTTACTTTCAGTAAGACCTTTGTATCTCATAAAAGGTTTTAAACCATCGTACTGAGATGCATCAGTTGTTGAACCATACAATGATGTTGTCTCAAACAAAGCAATATCCTTTTCAAATACTTCATTCAAGGACTCTCTTGCAAAGTGTGAACAGCAAAGAAGTGCCAGCAGTTTGCCGCCAAGATAGTTGTATCCAAACGGTTGCGATGGAACAATCACAAATCCCATGGCTGCATGTCGATTGAAAATAGACAGATCTGGAGACTGTCCCAACCATTCGTTTCTTGGTTTGGAGTTGATTGTAGGTGAACCAAAACGAATAAATCCAAGAACAGTTTTGATATTTTTTTCAAATACCATCCAACGCAATTCTCTTCCTGGAATATTAGATTCATTATTGTGAGAAGAAACTGCTCTCAAAAGATTGACATAATGCTCTTGAGGTACAGCATTTTGAAATCTAGTACCCACAAACTTAATATCAAAGTCCATATCTTCAGGATGAATATCTTCATTAAAAAATTCATCATGCAAGGATACAAGAGAACTTGTAGATGCGATTACTTCTTTTTTTACAAACCTCAAATAGTCCTCAATGTTGGACATGTGAGAAAAATATTCTATAAATTCATTTGCAGCCCAAACTGCTTCACTTTCACTAATAATCATTTTCAAGAATAAGTAGCAACTAAAATCACTCGTCGTTGTGATGGATTTGTATACCCATGAGTATGAAACTTTAATCCATCAAAAATCAATACTTTATCCTCTTCAGCATTTATCTCTTCATCAATTTCCAATGGATGGGAATTGTGAGGAAACGAACTTTCCAAATAATCTATACCAAATTTTTCTTTGAATATGAAAGTACTACCTTTGATGTTTGGATTAAGATAAATGATAATATTATTATGGTGAAAAACATGATCAACATGAGGATCTCCATATTTCATAGGATGATGCATTGAAGCATTAAATGAAATTCTATAAAGAGTCTCCACTTTTATATTGTTGAAGTCAAAAATTTCTTCAAGGACCGTGATACACTTATCATAGCACTTAGAATTAATTTGAGATGGAATTTCGCCCATAGGTTTTATCAATGGCGTATGCATGTAAAATGCAAAATGTTCTCCACTATTGTAAATAGCTCTAGTGGACGCGCCATAATAATACCAAGGGAAATCGACTCCCAAGACTTCGTTTTTTAGATCAATATAATTTTGTGTTAGAGGATTCTTTAGAATTTTTATCACTTAAATTCGCACTCCACCATAATTTCAGTTAGTGCTGCAAGAAGATTAATTTCTTGATCAGCAACAAATGCAATCTGATATTGGTATTTAGCTACGATCAAAACAGCAGCAGGAATGCTATTAGGAACAAGAGACTCATAAAGCGCATCATAAATGCGCCGAAGCAGAACAGAAGAATCGTTATCAAGATTATTGACAACCCATTTCCGAACTTCCGCAAAGTTCTTTTCCTTAAGGTTCTTAACAAGTTCATTTACAGAAACATCAGAGAATGATGCAAGAATGGCTGAATCAATTTTACCGTTAGAAGAATACCGTTGGCACTCATTAAGTACACGTCTCCAGTCTGGGAAGTGCTTATTGATTAGTTCAATCAGAACTTTCTGATCATATTCTACTCCTTCTTGTCGAAGAATATCTTGAAGGCGCTTAAAAAAGTTTGCAGCAAGTTGTTGTTTTTCTTTTCCTTTGATTCCAAACTCAACGACTGCACAACGGGAGTGGAGGGGTTCAATGATTTTGTTTTTGTAGTTGCAGGTGAAGATGAATCTGCAATTACCACTAAATTCCTCAATAGATGCCCGTAAGAGGAGTTGTACGTCGTTGGTTGTATTATCTGCCTCATCAATGATGATGACTTTGTGTTTAGCAGTTGACGAAAGCGATACGGTCGAAGCGAAGTTTTTCGCAGTGTTTCGGACAGTATCGAGGAATCTACCTTCGTCAGATCCATTGATGACATAAACATCTACTCCAAGTTCATTACAGAGTGCCTTAGCTACCGTAGTCTTGCCACATCCAGCAGGACCAGCAAGAAGTAGATTAGGCACTTCACCTTTATTTAGAAAATCAGTAAAGGTTTTCTTAATATTCTCAGAGAGAATACATTCTTCAATTGTTTTGGGACGATACTTTTCAACCCAAAGGAATTCATCACGACTCATAATTTAACCTAAAAGTTTTTGAAGGGAAGTAATAATATAAATTATACCAATACCGGACACACATACTCCAAATATTGCTTTACCTACTTTGTCGGGAATATATTTTGTAAGAAAAGGACCAATCTGACCACCGATTGCAACACCAGCAACACCAAAAATTAAAACATCAAATCTAAGATTTCCCATAGAAAGATTGAAAAATGTGATCAACCAATTACCTAGAGCTTCAATTAAAATTGCGGTTGCATTTGCACGTTTGTTTTTAAGTCCAGCATCTTGTTCAAACATTGGTTGGTGCGTTTCAGCAACACCTGTTCCAGTTGAAGCAGAACCAACTCCAGCAAAAAACTGTTTAACTCTGCATTTAAATGATCTTAGTACTTTTTGATCTGCTTTATCAGCATAACCAGTGTGTCCTTTAAATGCAAGGTAGAGTTGATAACTTGCAATAAGAAAAATAACTACACCAACTAAAAGGCGAAGATAAAGTTTTGGAAGAGTTACAAATAAAAATAATCCAGCAAGAATACCAGCAAAAACAAATGGAACTACAGTTTTAACTGCTTTAACATCTGTTCCGTTTTT